ATAGTGGTGATTACGTCTAATGATATCATAAGAACGTTCAGGGCATAAATGTTGCAGGTATTCCGGCGTTAACGTACTGCAACACCAAACCTTGGAGGTTCTTATGAATGAAGTATGTTGTGAGGTAAATGTTTCTCTGTTCAATCCGGTAGAGTTTACGGATACGTTTGTTGTAAACACCTCAGACCACAGAGAAGCTATCCGTGAAGCCTTGAAAGATTACTCAGAGGAAACTTTGTTTTATCTAAGTAACATAAGTACGAAGTTAGTGAACAAATAAGAGCAGTCTTCGTTCTTCTTGTAAGCTATACCTTATATAACTCTGCACCACAGGCTCGAGCACGGAATGAGTTTGTGGTGCAGGGGGTTGATGTGAGGTGTAGATGAATATATTTATTATCGATTGGGACCAAGTAACCTGCGCTCAGTGGCACAATGACAAGCACGTTACAAAGATGCCACTAGAAACCTGCCAGATGTTAAGTAGTGTGCATCACCGCTACCAAGGTGACGCGCCTTATAAACCCTTCAGCCCGAAACATGGCTGCACTCTGTGGGCAGGTCAAACAGTAGAAAATTATCGGTGGTTGTGGAAACTAGGTGTAGCTCTTTGTAAAGAATACACTTACCGTTATGACAAATACCATGATTGTGGGAGGATTCTCGCAATGTTACGATGTCCACCAATCGGGCTAGAAGCAAGAGGGTTTACTAAACCTTATCAAGCTATGCCCGATGAATATAAACATTCTGACACAATCACGGCGTACCAAAATTATTACATCAATGAAAAAGCGAGGTTCAGTGTATGGCGCAGAAGGCCAACTCCCCCATTCATGAGAGAGACAATGTCATCCCTTTCATCCGACGAGAAAAAGTCCCCATCATAGAGGAGAGGGATTTAGTAGTCACCGAGCATGAGGTAGAGGTTCTACTCTGCTCGCTCTGTGGGTCTAGCTCGTTCAATCTCATTTCTCACATGGAGGGTCAAATCAGTTGCGGAGAGTGCGGATATCTAGTGGGAGCTAAATGGACTGCTCCAAATGAAGACTAAACGTGAGAATATAATTTTTGTCTATCAAAATATCTATACCTATATATTAGTTAACAGCAACCAACACTCGTAGAAAGGAGTTAGATATGCAAGCTGTTGATTTATCTGGGTTCTACGGAACTGAGCATTACTACGCTCATAAGCTGCCTATGGTCCGCGATCTAGTGCTTACTGACGGGACTAAATATTTCGCTGAAAAAGCCGGAGCTTTCTGGCTTATGGATATCGTGGCTACCGAGTTTGCGCCATTGCTCAGTGAAGAGGAGTATATTATCTTTATTGAAGTAAAGGTAAACGATGATAACTCTGCCGTAATTGTAGGCACCGACGGTGATAAAGGTGATGGCCCGATAACTCTACATACTCGTAATATTGAGTATACGGATTTACCTGCGCCTTCTGAGTTCAAGTTTATCTTGACTGGTGGTATCCATAATATTTTGATGCTGCCAACTGAATACTAAGGTCAGGCCGCCCTACGCCGATGCAAGTTTAGGGACGTGAACCTAGGAGTCCGATAACTCTGGTACTAGGGATCCGAAAAAACAGAGTTGAACATTAGATTCGTGCGCCGCTATGGAGCCACGCGGATTCAGGTAGTAAGACTTGGGTAGATCCATAGCACTAATGACTACAAAAGCTCCTGAGCATGAGTTAAAACTGCTCTCTTTTGAGTAATTTGTTATTGTCATCAATATATTACGCTTTAGAATTAAACTGTAACTTAAACTCGTAGAAAGGAGTGAGCCATGATTATTGGTGGTTATTCAATGAAAGATGAGCAGTTTAACGGTGAACGCTGCGTCACTGTTAAGCAGCATGAGGCTGGCTGGTCATTCTTCTTACAGGGTGAGGCTGCTCAGCATTTCTTGCGCGAATGGGAGATCTGGAATCTAACAACGTGTGATGGTAGCTTTGACGACTTCTTGTACGCTCACGACTACAACCTTTTGTTTCAATAGGGGTTGACTATGTACAGCGCACAGATCTACACCACGCGAGAGAGTGATAGCCACTTCACCACTTTTATCCACCCAACCATCAAAAAACTTGAAACCAAGATTCAGATGTTGATGGATGCTGGGATGATGAAAGGCTTGCAACCTGACGAGATACGTGAGGTAGTAGTATTTAGAGGAACACGCAAATTGCGTATCCACGGATACTACGATTGGGTTGATGGGAAGCTCAAGCTTGATAGAGATAAGCCGGTGTGGTTTCACAACATGTTTTACGGATTGGGGGACTAAATGGGTAGAATGGGAGACTTGTGGTTAGACACTTATGATGAACTGATCCACGACTGGACGCATGGGAATATAGATGATGATGAGTTCAAAAAAGGAATGTCAGGTCTTGGCATTGACTCTTTTGAGCTAGACTGTATTATGTCTGACCATTTACCACTGCGCTCGGTCAACGTAGCTTTCAAACCATTGTTTGAGGCCCGTGATGAGAAACCAGAAGTGTGATAAGTGCAATAATCCAGCGGAGGTGGCTGAGCCAATCGGTCACCTCTGCTATTCCTGTTGGTTAAACGAGTATATTAAACTCTCTAGAAAGGAGACTAAGCGTTATGGAAATGGATCTTATGACCGTGATCATGCTCGTCGTAGTATTTCTTATTCCTTAAAATAAGTGGGGTCACCTATGCACAAGCTAATACCTGTTGATGATAACGTCACCCATGTATCTTGCCCCGAGTGTGGTGGTGAGGGGCGTTGTGAGTATGAACGTGCCGTTGTTGATTATATGAGGGGTGGTGATTTAGAAGGTTACATGGATGAGTGCGATAAGTGTGAAGGTTCTGGAGAAGTAGAACTTGACCCTGAACGTGATTGCGTTGTAGATGAGTATGGCAATCTGTTTTGGAAAGATGAGCCACGGTTTTAGTGATAACAAACGAGTTATCACATAGTATCTGTTGTGCCATACTATATTTAGTGGTAGAGAGCCTCTCTATCATGTAACCACCGACCGCTCAAGAAAGGAGTAGGTTATGATTGAGAAAGTTGAAGTTGATGCTGTTGTATCTGGTTTGTCTGGTACTGCTACTGCTGTGCCTGAGAGTAGTGAAGTAGACAATGCTGTATGTACAGACATTGCTGCCCGTGATGAGGTTAACCCAATCAATGCACAGGCTCAGCGCATAAGTGATGTGCGTAGCAGGTTTGAGAACCTTGGTGCTGATATGCAGCACATCATGGGTTTACTCTACAAGTTGAAAGATATGTCTATCGGCCAGCAAAACTTAGATGCTGCTGGTAAAACGGTAGATGATATCTACGCTCGTGTGATTGACCTTGAAGCCAAGCTAGAAGAGTTAGATGATGAGGTTGTTAAACGAGATGACTTTGATCCCGATGCTTACGTTGCTGACTGTGACCTTGAAGACCGCGTGTTGGAAATACTGCGTGACCGCGTAACCTTCAACGTAGATATCGACATCTCATGACTACCTACAGTGAGGTGCGGAGTGCGATTAAACATTTCCGCAACCTAGATGAGTTCCAGTATGCTTTGGAGCAAGGTAACCAAAATTATGAGTTAGACCGTGAGTGCGGTCTACTCTCGTATACTCTGGCTACGGTGTGTTTCCGTAGTCCAGAGGCCAGAGCAATCTTAGAAAGTATGATTGCAAACAAGGCTAGAGAAGTAGCCCTATTGGAAGAAAGGACCAAGAAAAATGGCCGATCCCGAAAACTATAAGTCTATCTCGGTTGACCCAGATACTTACCATCTGTTAAAAACTGTGGCCGATGCTGAGTGCCGCAGTGTAGCGATGCAGATCCGTTGGATGATTAAGAATGGTATGGTCAACCCGCCAAGCCAGACTATGCCTACTCCTGCCGTTGCGGCACCTAAAAGTAGGATTAAGATCAAGCGGCGTAAGGGTGGAAATAAGGTGATCACCCACGGTGGCACTGCAGAGATCTTGTTGAGGTTGTACGAAACCAATGCTACCCTGACTGCCCGTGACTTCGTGGATATTGCACAGATTGAAGACCCTGCCGGTGCGCTCTATAATCTGGCAAGGCGTGGTGACGCCCAGCGGTTAGGCGATGATAAGCCGCATAAGTACCACATCACGGCGCAGGGGACTGCCAAGGCCCGTGAGATTATACGCAGGAGGGAAAACGATGCCGCGTAAAAGTAAGTTCAGTCAGGAGTATGTGGATAATGTCCACGATTTGAGGAATGCAGGTGTCTCCTTGGGGGACATCTGCAAACGTAAAAAGTTGACCCGCAGTCAACTTAACTACATCCTCTATACTCGATCCAAAACCGAGATGGTTATCTCCGTAGACCAATTTAATAACAAGAGCCAAAAAGCTCAGGGTTCCGCACCTCCGTCGCAAAATGTGCCACCGAGCCTATGGCAACGTGTGAAATCTGTGTTAGGGTTAGGCTTGACGAAGTAAGTTTACTTCAGATTTCCTCCCTAAACTTGCCCTCAGTCGGTAACGGCTGGGGGTCTTTTACCCACTAAACTTGGTTCGCGAGGCAAAAAAGACCGCTTCTCGACGCCGCTCGATCGTCTCAAAGGCAGGGGGTGGTAGGTAGGTAACCCCCTAAATTGGTCAGTTTGGTATATAGGGGGGAATGATGGATGGGAGTAAATTTGTTTTTTATGAATTGAAAATATACGATATACGGGTATCCACATATATTCAGTGAGTTGTGGGTAGGTTGATGGTTCAATAACCAATATCTCAACAAAAGTATTTCCGTCCGCGCGGTTGAATCTGCGATAAATTTGAATTTAACAAAATTCTGTTTTGGTCCTATTATGCAAAGTATCCCATCGCTAAGAGGAGAGGGGTCACATGGCTCTGGCAAAAGCGACTCATAAACCTACACTCGATGTCGTCGCAAATCCGCGCAAAGAAAAATCCATCACGCCGAAACAAGAAGAATTTGCACGACTCTATGTCTGTGAGGATATTTCTCAGACTGAGGCAGCAGTCCGCGCTGGATATTCTGTGAAGTCTGCCCATGCTATTGCCTCACAACTACTCAACGGGCAGCGGTATCCCCATGTCGTGGAGAGGATCCGTGAACTAAAGCAAGAGCTGGCTCGTAAATATGAGGTGAGCTTTGAAGGTCACGTCAAAAAACTTGCGGAGATCCG